AGTAGTGTGCTCCCAATTTCAAARTAAATACAATGAGCTGATTTGTTAAGTCCCCAACCACCCAACCCTTAAGCAGCTAATCTTTTGCACCCTAAGGTGCTTTTTTTGTATTTTTATATTTTTTATTATTTTTTTGTATTTTTTTATATTTTATTTTAATTTGTAATGTCTTTTTTTAGACATTGATTCCAAATTGGCGCAAGAAGTCTCTTGCAGCAGGAGAGAATCCAGTTCTAGCCCAGCTCAGCATACCAACAGCTTCAAAGGCTGCCTTGATTGGGATAATTTCGTCCTTCATCCATTGCTCAGCTGTTTTTGTCCCATATCTTTGTCTTAGTACTTTCCTCATGAAATTAACATCCATGCCATCCTTGAGGACTCTGTGCATCTCAATAACCAGCGGGAAAAAAGTAAAGGTGTTTAAAAACATTTCAGCTCCTGCAGCAAAGGCTAAGTACATAGCATCACCATCATTCCAAGTGCACCCCTTAATTTCAGCAAGAGGGACTACTACAGCAGCCCTAAATTCAGCTTGACGAATTGGGTTGGTTCGCATTTGATCCATAGACCATCTAGCTAAATAGCCTGACAATCTATGGAGAGTGAGTCCGTTGTCAGGGACTGGATTTGATTGAAATTGAGGAAAATGGTTGTTGACAATTGGAAAGGTTGCACCCCCAAATGTCAAGTCCACATTTGGTCTTGAGGTTTTTCTCAAAACATTTTTAGCATTCTTTTGGTTTAAAAAGAACACTCTAACAACATTGACATTTAGAGTCTGGCGAAATGCTGCTTCAAAAGTAGCATAGGCCACCTCTGGGTCAAATGTTGATGTAGACCTCTGGGGGACATCATTAAATACAAATTCTGCCATTTTTATAAATTCTTTTTTGTTTTGAAATTGCGGAGTACACTACT